ACCTGCTGTTACAGATACTGTTCCTGTTTTAGTTTTATATGTATCTTTATTAACTTGAATATAACTTGTACCAGTTGTACTCCAATAAATATCATCACCTTGACAAACTAAAACTCCATCTGCATAAGGAAATAATCCTTCAATAGATTCTGTTGAAACTCCTGATGGTATTACTCCACTAGCACCACCAAATTTTTTATAACCATTTATTCTTCTATAACCACCTGTCGTAGAAGATTCAAAGTTTTGTAATTTAGTAGCTGCACCTGGAGTTCTAAATAATGCGTGAGAACTAGATACTAAATCTAATCCACCTTGTACTGTAATGGATGCTCCTTGTGTTGCCATTTATTTTCCTATGGTAATAAATAAGTAAACCTTACATCAGTCATATATTTAGGTTGTGGTGAATTTAATTTATCAGACATTGTTTGTAGTCCTTTTTTATATTCATCCAAAGCTAATTGTGATTGTGCAATGTTATCTTTAAATTGATAAATGTAATATCTTGCTCTTGCTAATAATACAGGTTTGTATTGTTCTGGAAATAATACTTCATCTGAATCTGCAGATAAAGCTGCAGGTCTATTATATGCATTAAAATAAATTCTGTATACACCATTAGGTATTGGTGATAATCCAAATCTTCTACCATCTGAACTTCTAATAACTCTTAATGGTACTCCATATGTAGGTGAAGAACTTGACTTATCTAATTCTTCTGTTCTTGCATATGTATTTCTCCAAACATCTAATGTAACAAAACTTAATTTATTAATTGTATGTGGAGCTGTTTTACCTGACACACCTTCTGTAGTTGCAGTAAATCTATCCCAATCAACTGCATCATAATCTGAATCTATATTTGCAGAACCAGTTTTTAAAAGATACCATCTAGTACCTGATGTTGTTTCTACAAATGTATTTCCATAATATTCACTTTGAGGAGAGTTAGTAGATAGCCATGCCCAATTATCAACTGCATCTACAATATCAAAGTAAGCTCTGTTAACACAATTGCTTACTTGTTTTTGAATACCTACTGCACTAGATACACCAGTTAATTCTGGTTCATTAATCTCTACAAGTAGTTCATTTACTAATGATAAGTAATTTTTTGCCATTTAACAATTCCATGCTCTTAGTGATTTATTAATTCTTGAATTAGGGTCTCTTGCTGTCTTAGCTGAAGTTAATTTCTTTTTCATTCCTTTCATTCTTGCACAAAAGGATTTTCTTCTTTTATTTCCTACAACTTTACTTGGTGCTTTAAGATTTCTTTTCTTACCTGTTTTAGTTCTACCTTTATTATAAGAAGCTCTACCTTTAGCATTAAGTCCACCTTTGGGATTTTTACCCTCTTTACGAGTCCATGCAGGTGAAGACATTATCCCCATAATTATTATTTCTTTTTATAATTTTTTTTATCTTTATTTTTTACTTTACTAATAGTGATAACCATAGCACCACCACCATGTCCATATTTTTTTCTATGAACTTTTCCACCATGTTTCATCATTGGTTTTTTCTTCATTCCATATCCAGGCATATTTATTTCCTTATATTATTATTATTAAAATTACTATAGCTACACCAGCAGCGATACAAGCTTTTCTATGGAACATCCATAAATGTTTTGCATCATCTGGTAAGCATTTAATTTTTTCTTTAATTTTATCTATCATAATTTTCCTTTGTTTAGATAGAGGGGTATATTTCAACCCCTCCATCAAGTATAGTGTAAAGTATACTAAGACTTAACTATTAGTCAATCACATATATGATTTTACCAACAGCATCAGTTCTTAATACTTTTCTACCCCAAACCATTAGACCTCTAACGATATCAGAGAACGAACTTGTGTCTCTAACAGTCTCTACTTTGTTCATAGCAGATGCAGCCGAAGTTGCACTAATATGACCGAATAGAGCTTCAGGTGCAGTTGCTGAACCAGCAGGTGAAGCACCAGATAAGTCGTTAGTAGGAACATTAGTAGATTTGTACATAGAGAAACCTCTAAGTTGTCCAGATGCAACCAAACCATTTCTAATTGAACCTTGACCTGCGTTGAAGTCTACAGTTAACAATTTAGAAGCTGTGTTTGATAGTACATTGTAAAACTCAGGGTGAGCTACGAACCATCTACCTTCTTCTGGTACTGAGTTGACATCTAACTCTTTAGCAGCAAGTGCCATTTGATTTAGAGGGTCTACTTCACCAGAAGCGAATCCGATATCAATCGGAGTTCCAGTTGTTCCCATTCCAGTTGTTACTCCAGCACCTGTACTAATAGCTGTAAGGATATTACTATCCATTGCATCTTTTAGTTTGTATGCAGCATTGTCTGAAGCAATAGCTTGGAAATTGACATGAGAAAATCTTCTCTCTAAATCATCTAGTTTGAAAGAGAAAGACTTAGCTTGGTCAATTGTAAGAACAAGTTCTGCGTCTGTTAAGTTAGTTGAGTTAACTGTTAGACCTCTTGTGTAGTCATTAACAGTTATTTGAGGTTCTTTGATGATGTTTACTGTATCACCAAAGTTTGCAATTTCACCCATATAATCTGTATTACAGATTGCTTCTGCAACAGCAGATTTTCTAAGAGCTATTTGCACTTTCTTTGAATAGATTTCAGGAATGAAGAAACCATTCGACTGATTTCCAGACAAAGCAAAGTTATAAGTTGAACCACCAGCGAATTTAGCCATGATTATACTCCTTTGTTGTTATTGGTTAATAAAAAATGAAAGAAAAGTTATCTAACTCTTCCTTCTCTTTGAGCTTTTAGAATTTGTTTTTCGTATTCCATAAACTCTGCATCTGACATTTTTTCAATATCAGAACGATTAAAAGTTACATCATTAGATTGAGGAACTTGTACTTGTTCATTAGTTTTAACTAACAAGTCTGCTCCCTGTGTCGGTTGAGTAACCTTTGTTTCAGTTTTTTTATTCAAACCAAATCCTCGGTCCTTCTTATATAAGTCGATTGCTCTTGCAGCAAGTTTACCATCAGAGTTGTTCTCATAAATCCATGATTTAATTTCCATGGGTTGTGAGTCTGCCCAGCTATGAAAATCATCTGATTCTTTAATGTTATTAAAGTCTGGATGTATTCTCGCTAACTCTAGTTGAGCTTCTCTTTGAGCTAAAGCATTGTTTTGCTTTTTCAAAGATTCAACTTCTTCTTGTAGACTTGACATCTGATTTTCAGATTGCAAGTGAGATACAGTTTCCACAACTCCATATATGTCAGGATAGTCTTTCTTAAAAGAGTCTAACTCTTCTTTAGATTTCGGTGGTGTATACTTAGGTCTATTCTCTCTTAACTGTGTCTTGAGGTCTGTTTCCTTTGATGTCCACTCACCTAACTTCCTATCATAATATCGTTTTAGGTCGTCATATCTTTTTTTGTAATCAACTTTGTTATAAGGGTTAGTTTCTACATTTAATGCAGAATCTTGGACCTTATCCATAGTTGCTGTAGTATTTTCTGTAGAACCTTCTGGGTTACTCGTTTGAGCAGTAGCTTCTGGTTCACTTCTATTACTATCAGGGTTTGGCACAAACAATCCACTATCAGCATTCTTAAGTTCAGTTGGCATTACTTTATCAGTATGCCAAGACTTATTCATGTTGTAAGGATTTGCTTGGGCTTCGTTTCTTCCTTCTTTGTTTTCTTCACTCATATTGTCCTCCTTTAGGGCTTCTTAACTGAAGGTAGCTAAGGTAGGTGTTTAGGTTTAAAAACAAAACTACAAGGGCTTCTATTTCTAGAAGGTAGCTTGTCTATCCATAGAGTTACCTCTCTCTATAAATTCTGTTATTCAGCCATTGCAGCATCAGCTTCTTGATTTTGCATTCCTGAATCATAAGCTGCTTCTGCGTCTTTCATCATTTTTCTTAATTTGTCTACACCAATAGATTTAACTGCTTTTGCTGTAAATACAAATTCACCATCTGATAAAAGTGCTGGGATGGAATCTGAAGTTTCTGTACCTGGTCCTTCTACTTCTCCATCTTCTGTAAATTCTGTTGCTACTATTTTTGGAATGATACCTTCTAATTCTGGAAACATTTCTACTGCATCATCTACAACTTTTTCTTCTTCTTCTGATAATGCTGATGTATCTACTACACCATCCATATCTCCCATATCCATATTATCTTCTGCTTCCATTTCCATGTTAGCTTCAGCAATACCATCCATATCTTCTGTATTCATTCCAGTAGGTGTCATTAAAGATTCATCTTCAACCATATCACCTTCTGCATAAGCTTGATAGTCTCTTCGTCTATCATATCTTTCAGAAGTTCCTGCTTCACCACCAATAGATAATTTTAATAATCCACCAGTAGCTGCTTTTACTTTTGTTTTTTGTGTTTCTAATTTTGCAATTTGATTATCAATATTTCTTTCTTCAGCAATATCATTTGTAATTTCTTTTCTTGCTTCTAATTTTTCTATTTGTCTATTAATTAAAATATCTTTAACTGCATTAGCTTCACCTGGAATATCTCCTTCTGCTGGAGCTTCTTCTAATTCTTCAGGTATTTCATCAATTGGTAATTTTAAAGTTTTTAATTTAGCTACTTCATCACCAACATTATATTTTTGTCTTTTCATTAAACCACCATATGCTTTTTTATTTTTTGAAATCATATTACCATCTGCGTCTATAACACCTCTACCAATTAATACATCTTTCATAGTAGTATCTCCACTACCATCTAAATCTAAAATATCTCCTTTACTATATTTTTTTCTCATTAAACCACCTTTAGCTTTTAATACAGGTCCTGTTGTTAATGTTTGTAAAAGTCCTTTACCTTTATCTTTCCAAGTAGATACTTCTTCAGGTTTATATCCATTTGATTTTAAAAGAGAAAGTTCCATTGCATTAAAACCACCAGTATTAAATCTAGTTCTTGATGGTGCTACTAATCTTGAAGGTAAACCTTGTCTAGCTTCTTTAGGTGTATTAACATCATATGGAGTAATACCCTTATCTTTTTCATCAGCTTTATCTTTAATAAAAGGTGGCATAGACATAAGTCCACCAGTAGCCATATTGACAGGTTTGTTCTTTTTCATCATAATTCTAATCCTTAGTTGTTATTATAACAATGCAAGTGTAATTAGTCAACACTTTTCTTTAATTCGTTTACCTGACTAGGCAGGTTCTTCAGTCGTTCCAGAAAATTCCATCTGCCCTGGCATTGGTGGATTATCTGTAGGTTCTGGGATTTCGCCATTTCCTGTGTTGTCTGCTCCTGCACCTTGTTGAGGTACTCCTCCAGACTCTGCCATTGCTCCGAGTTGACTAGGGTCAATAGCTTGAGGGCTAGTTCCTTGGTTAACATTATTTTGATATCCTATAATTTTAGCATGGATTTCTGCTTCATCTTTAGAGTTTAATATTTCATCAGGGTCTAAATCTAAAGAGTATGCTAATTCTTTAATGACTTCTGATATTCTAACAAATGGAGCAATTTGTGGATTTTGAATTGTTTGTAAGAACATTGTTAGTCTTTGACTTCTAACTTCTTTTCTCATTAAAGAAGAACTACCTGTTGCTTTAATTTCAAAATCACCAATGATAGGTAACTCACCTTCATAGAATTGCATATTCCATTGGAACATAGATTCTCCTAAAGGTTTAATTAAACTATCATCAATATTTTTAATTACTGTTTTTATATTTAATGATGCAGCACCCATAAGCATTGACATACCTGATGCTGTTCTTGTCATACTTTGTACTCCAGTTTGTCCATGTGAGTATGATGGTATTCCTGTAGATTCATCTGCAAGTTGTCTAAACTTATCAAACATCTGCATATTCTCTGGAGCAGTATTAGGAAACTTAATTCCATATATTGCTTGACCTGGAACACCAGCTTGTCTTTTAAATATCTTACCTGGAAATACTTCCATGCTTTGATTATTAACTAAAGCTGACTCATCTATGTCAAAAACTAAATTACCTGCTAATGCTAAATTATCAATAGCCATTCTTGCATGACCATTCATAATTGATTGAGCATCATCCATATTTTCTGGAACACCTATTCCAAAAAATTGATATGGATTTTTTTCATAATTAAAAGCTTGATAAGGTATTCTAAAAGGTTTAAATGGATTTTCTACAATTCTAATTACTTTACCTCTGACTGTCCAAATATTAACTTGTATCTCTGACATATCAGATACTGCTTCATCTATTTCAAGATTATATTCTCTTGCAGTCATGGCATCTATAGTTCCCCAATATTCTAAAACTTCATATCGGTTTTTTTCTATATCACCATAAGTATTATTTTCTAAATCTAAATCTGTTTCCCAATCTTGTTTAGTATAGTTACCACCCATAGCTAAACACTCTTCAATTTTTTCTTTTGAAAAATAAGGTCTATTAATTAAATCTCTAAATTGATTTCTATTTAATCTATGTCTATGAATTACATATTCACATTCATCCATACTTCTAGCATTAGGGTCAGGATAAAAATCCCATACACTACAAAATTCTATTCTTGGAACTTTAACAAACTCTGGTGCATATTCTCTTGCATTACCATTACCAGATAAATTATATTTATGTAAAGTTTTATTAAAAGTAAATGGACCTTTTATAATTCCTGTTCCTAATAAACAAGATTCAAATATTGCATTTCTTAAAATAATATTTGCATTTGATTCATCTAGTTGGTCTTCAATTAATTTATTTAATTGTCTTGCAGCTAGTTGAGCTGGTTTAATTTGAGAAAATTCTGGAAGAGGAGAAGGACCATCAGTTAAATTTGCTTCTTCATATTTACTTTTTAATGAACCTAACTTAGCATCTTGATTTAAAGAATCAAAAGTTGCACCAGGAGCTAATTCATTTCCATCACCAGGAAAACCTAAACCACCATTATTCATTTCCATAGTTTCACCTGGAGTATAATCCATGTTACCTTCTATGCCTGGAGTAGGTTGCATATTCTCATCACCCA